GACTTGATCGTCTATTGCCAGCAACTCAAGAAGCAGGTTGTCGAACTCACCGCTCGCGTCCAAACCCTCGAAACCCGATAATATGACCATCCTCTGGCTCATCGAACGCCTTTTCGTTAAACCGACTGAAGGCTCACTCACCGATGTCGTAATCACCGCCGATTGGCGTTGCAACGGCACCGAAACCACCGGCAGTGGAGACACCGAGAAGAGCTACAGCGGCACCTGCTACGGCTCGTGCAGCTTCGCTCCTCCGACTGGTAGCTTCACGCCTTATCCTGATTTGACGCAGGATCAGGTTCTCGGTTGGTGCTACGCAAACGGAGTCGATCAGAGCGCGATTGAAGCGAACGTCTCGCTCCAAATCGAAAACCAGATCAACCCGCCGGTTGTTTCTTTGCCGCTGCCGTGGGTTCCGCCGGTGCCTCCCGCTATGATCGTGCCTCCGATGCTTCCCATGACGAGTCCAGAGTTGCCAGCTGCTTGACGCTGACAGACACTGACCCCGCATGAACGAAATCACGCTCACCATCACGCAAACTGAAGCCCAGAACCTTGTCCAGCTGATCGAGATCGCCATCCGTGCCGGCGGAAGCCAGAACGGTCGCGTCGGAATCCCGCTTCAGGACAAGATTCTGTTGGCCGCATCTCAAACTGCACCCACCAATGCCGGAGGAGAGCCTTCACAACCTTGAGGTACGTATCGTGAGACTGGAGACCATCATCGGCGACAAAGACGCAGGGATGGTCTCCGACATCCACGGAATCAAAGCCACCCTCGAAGGCCTCAAGCAGTTCCAATGGAAGCTGTTTGGCGGCCTCGGGGTTTTGGTTGTGCTGGCTCAGTTGATTGGTAGGATCGGACTGAAATGAACGACTCGATCAAATCCATCGTCCGCCACGGACTTTCGTTTGGCGGCGGCTTCCTTGTCGCCAAGGGCCTTGTGACCGTTGACCAGGCCAATGAGATTGCCGGCGCCGTGATCACGCTCCTGGGCGTGGGCTGGTCCGTCTGGAAGAACTCCAAGACTCCGCCGAATCCGCCTGCTGCTCCAGCTGCGTGAACTGGATCTACCAACTGGTAAAGGCGTTCCTGGATTGGCTCCGGGAAACGCCTGCGCCAACGGTTGAAGACGGAAATGCACCCAAACCTCTCAAGTCTGATCTGGCTGGTCGTATTGCCGATCTGCCTGGGCTGCCGGACGAAGGTGGTCCTGGTCCCTTCCGGTGATCCGGTGCTGCTAGCAGAGCCGACGCGGGCGCGGGTCTACGCGTTCGACAAGGCGGGAAATCTGGTCGGTCCTTCGACCGTGAAGATTCCAGCTGGCTGGTACGCTCTTCCCAAAGCCAAATGATCACCTACCGAGGCCAGAAGTTCGCCGGGTACAACAAGCCCAAGGCTACGCCAGGCGCGTCCAAGAAGTCCGCTGTGCTGGCCAAGGAAGATGGGAAGGTGAAGCTGGTCCGGTTCGGTGATCCAAAGATGCCGATCAAGAAGCATATTCCGAAGAACCGGAAGAGCTTCCGTGCGCGGCACAACTGCGATACCCCGGGAACGAAGTTGTCGGCACGATTCTGGTCCTGCAAAGCCTGGTGACTCTATGAAAACGAAGTACGCGAAACTGGTCACGAAACTCAAGAAGCAAGGCGCTGACGATCCCCGCGCTCTCGCAGCCTTCATCGGCAGAAAAAAGCTCGGCGCGGAAGAGTTCCAACGCCGAGCCGCTGCTGGCCGTAAGGCCGCCCGTTAGTACGCCGACGGAAGTTCGTCGATCGCGTCTTCCGCGTTCTTAGGTGACACGCGGGTGGCCGTCGAGGTGCCTTCGCCCTGGCCGGGCTCAGACGATCGCACCTTGCCGACCTTCTTCTCCAGTTCCGCTACCTTCTGCTGGAGGCGGATCACGCGCAGGCGCTCACGCCCGTAGGCACGCGCCCGCAGAGCCACCTGAGCCTGGGCCTTGGTGATCAGGTCCACCTTATCGTCGTAGCCCATGTCGGCGTCGATGCCTTCACCCTTGAGGGCGATGCGAACCAGGCGGTCACTCTCGTCCAGGAGCTTGTTGCCATCTTCATCACCCTCTTCCCGGCCGAACAGCTGGGCGTGGGTCTTCTCGTAGTCAGCGAACTGCGACTCAAACAGGTCACGCGAGCGCGTCTGGCGACTCTCCAGCTGCTTTGATTTCTCAACCTCACGCTGGGCGCCCTTCTCCTTCCACTCGGCGATGGACTTATCCCGCGCCTGGGTCAACTCGATCAACCGGCGACGGTGCGCCATGATCTCAGGCGCGGCCGGACCGAAGGTCTCCTGAGCGATGATAGCAGCCTTGGCCACCGGCACGTTGAGGAGCGCCATGATGTCCTGATGATTGGCGTCACGCTCTGTGCCGTCCTCATCAGTGACGCGGATGCCCTCAATGTCGCCCAGGGCGGTCTGCCACGCTTCACGCAGCGGCGTTTCGTACTTCTGCTTGTACTCGGTCGAACGCGTGTAGTTCAGGTAGCGGACCTCGGTGTCGAGTTCCTCGGCGTTCTTGCGGATCGAATCCATCTCGGCCTTCAGGGCCTTGGTGGCTTCTTCGACCTCCTTGCGGGTGCCCTCAGACTTGGCGCGTTCCAGTTCGGAGACCTTGGCCGCGAAATCGTCGCGCTCCTTCTTGGTCATCTCGTACTGCTCGCGGAACTGCTTCAGCGACGCAGGCTCGTTCTTGGCAGCCGGCTCCGGTGCTTTGGCAGGTGCAGCAGGCGTTTCAGTCTTGGGCGTGACCAGCTTGTCGAGGTTGAACAGGTCGTCGGTCTTCTGCGGGGCAGCCGGGGTGGCAGCCTGCGGTTCCGGCGTCGGCGTCGGCGTGGGCGCCTCGGGTGCCACCGGCGCTGGTGCCGGCGACGCTGAGCCCATCGGATTATCAAGGCCCTGCCCTTCGATGGCGTCGATGCCGGCAAAGGCGTCGGTGTAATCTGCGCCCCGTTCAGTCGGGGCATCTGGTGATAGCAGCAATTTCATTCGAGGTTCTGAGTAGTAGGCGTTTTCTCTTTCCGCAGTTCGACCAGGCCGTTGAGTTCCTCAATCAACGCCTTGGCGCCCTGTCGCCGACAGTTGGCGTTCCAGCCGTGTTGAGGGTTCTCTGAGGCTGGAAGGTTCCAGCAGAAATTGTTGAACGCCGCGAGGAGCGCCGCCTGGAAGTCCGAGGAATCCAGGGTGCGCTTCAGGGCTTCCATACGTTGGGAGTCCCGTTGGAACTCTTGCTTGGGGGTTTGGATCATTGGTTAAGGATGTCTGCCTGAGTCTTGAGATCCATGGCCGCGATATCAGCCCGGGTCATGGCACCCTTGCGCTGGGCCTCGGCGATCGTGCTAGCGTTCTTGCGCTGCTGGTCCTGCTCGAAGGCAACCTGCTTCTGGATACGCTTCTGTTCGGCGTTCGCGGCGGCAATCTGGGACTTGGATTGCGCGGTGATGATCATCGACTGGATCTTGGCTGCCGTCTCGGCGTCCATTCCGTTGCCAGCTGCGCCGGCTTCGGCCTGAGCCTGAGCCTGCTCCTGGAGACGCTGCACGTAGCCCTTGATGTAGTTCGACGCCTGACCGATGCCGTCCATGTAGAGCTTGATGTTCTGCTCCTGACCCGGGTCCTGAGAGATCAACTGGATCTGCTCCTGGATGTGCTGGATCACGTTGGCCAAGCCCATGACGCGTTCCATCGTCGGCATACCGCCGGCCTGCTCGATCTTGCCGATCGCAGCGCCCAGCATTTGCAGGAGCGTCTGGATGTACTCGGGCCGATTGATCGCGCTGGCGATAACCACCGGCTGACCGTCGATGAGCGTGCCCCAAGCCAGCGTAGCGCGCTCGACTGCCGGGGAGACCGGCTTGTTGTCCACCGGTGCGAGCCGGTTCGCCAGGAGCGGATCGTCCGTGTTGGCCTCGACATACATATGGACCACCTCGGCCTGTGAATCCGGTGCCAGCAGCGGACGGATAGCCATGAGCCGGTCGGCTTGAGCAATCTCCAGCATCTTGTTGCCGGAGCCCATGACGCGTTCGGGCATGATGTCCCAGCTGTCCAGGTTGTTCCAAACGGACGGATCCACGCCTTCGACCTCGCACTTGCGGCGGAACTGAACGCAGTCGGGATGGTCGATCGTGCAGAAGCGGCGAGCGATCTCGCGGTACTGGAAGGTCTGCTGGGTGTAGGCGCGGGTGAGCATCGAACCCATGAGCGCATTGGCGTTGTTCACGCGAGCCATCACCTCGGTGGCTGTAAGTTCCTTGGAGGAACCGTCGTTCACGTCCTGAGTGTAGGCCGCACTGGACTCGGCCATGATTTGCCGGTGCATGGCCATGGCCCCGGAAAGCATCGTGTAATCCACGACGTGGCGCTCAGACTGCGGAACCCAGGAGAGTCCCTCTGGGATCACGCCCATGTTGAACAGGTCGATCTTCTCCATCCGTTCAGCGTCACCGTCGGCGACGTTGCGGAAGAGCCAGAGCATCTGCTCGAACACGGAGTCGGTGAACTTACAGCGGAGCCGGTTCTGAAGGTGGCAGACTGCGTAAAGCAGGTAGCCCAGCGAGCGCACCGAGTGCCAGCGGAACGGAGGCACGACAGCGCCGTCGGCAAACTGGACGTGCATCAACTCGAAGATATCCCGGCCGTAGCACCGGTCGCCGGCATCGAAGAGCCACTGGCCAGCGGTCTGCATATTGCCGATGCCGCTGTTGTATTGGTCCACGATGATCCGGCGGCGCCAGGAGGGATCGTCGCTGGTCGTGTCCAGGAAGTAGAAGTCGTAACACCGCAGCACCGGCGTCGCGTCGGAACCCCAGTAGCCAGAGTTCTCCTTGAAATCTTCCTCAACCTTCTCGGGGAAGTATTGGCCGGACCAATCGTTCACCTGGAGACTGGTCGCCTCGTTCTGGATCATGTTGGCCAACAACTCGTTGACCAGCTTCATGTTCCAGCCGGGGTCCACGTTCTCGCCACGGGTCATGCGAATCAGGTCAGCTGCCGTGAACGACGTGTAGATCGCAAAGTGCGACAGGTTCTCCATCGTGGTCAGAGTGTTCGTCGGGACCAAGATGTCCTCGGTGCCGCGAGCCGATGGGCACCAGTCGCGATCACGAAGCCAGGTGACCGGGCCGATACCGTGAAGCACCGTGGCCGCAAACTGAGACTCCAAGACCGTGGAGTATTTCGGAGACCGCTTCATCACGCGGTTCAGCTGCTTCGTGATGGTGTTGCCCCACTGGGTGCGCTTGTCGCGTGGACCGATGTCGAGACCCACCGAGAAGTAATTCTGCGGTTTCAGGAACGCGTTGGTAAACTGCTGGCGCGCCGCGTGAATGATCCGCGTGCCTTCCAGAAAGTTGACATTGGTCTGGATCCGGTTGTCTCGCGCTTCCTCTTCGCTGTAGGGAGGATTGCCATTGAACGTCGCGTTGATGCGTGCGCGATTGCGGGATCGAGGCTGTTCGGCCTCAAGCATCGCACTCACCACATTCCAGACTTTACTCGGTTCTTTGAAACTCATATTGACCTCAGATTGCGTTTCGTTCCTGCGAAATCCAGCATTTATCGGGCATTTTCGTGTCTCCGAGGTAGCTCAGAGGCACCCAAACCTTGAGCTTCAGGTAGCAGCCGCAAACGTCGCAGGTGCCGGCTAATCCCTCGCCGTGGAGGTACATGGCCATATCGTTTCGAGCCTGCTCCTGCTCCAGAATCACCTCGGCTACGGTCTTCGTGACCGAGCGTGCGTCGGTGGGTTTGTTGTGTAGGCAGCGGTTGCAGGTATCAATGCGGTCCTGCGCCTTCTGGCGATCGACAGGCGTGCCACCTTCACCTAGCCATTCAGCCAGGATCCGCGCTCCCTGAGCCGTCTGACGCAACTTAGCGGCCGCACGTGCGACAGCCTGAAACCCTTGGTTGTACATTCGTTGTGTGGGATGGAGTGGCTGCAATCTGAGGGAACCGCGCCCGAGTGTAGGCTTCCAAGTCAGAGATCGCCTGTTCGATCGTGGACGGAATGCTGTTTGCAATCCGGTGGTTGTGAATCAGGCGAGCCATGTCGTAGAAACCGTAGTTCGGGACATCCTTTGGACTCCAGTTGGTCTTGGGTTCGTAGAACTGCCAGCCACCAGGAGGAAAAGTTTCGCGATTCATGGGCGAGGTTTAGAACGGCAGGTCGTCCGCGTCCAGATCAGGCTTTGGGGCAGGTGCCGGGGCAGCCTCGCGTCGCGGAGCCGGAGCGGCACCCTCGTCGCGTCCCTTCAGGAACTGGAAGGTCTCGATCATAATCCGAGTGGCAGACTTCTTCTCGCCAGTTTTCTTGTCGTCCCACTCCTCACGGGTCAGTCGGCCTTCAACCATCAGCGGGTGACCCTTCTTCACGTATTGTCCGATCGTTTCAGCCTGACGGCCGAACGCCTTGCAGTCTGCGAAATAGACCTCTTCCTTCTCCTCCCCGGCTTCATTCTTCCAGCGGCGATTCACTGCCAAGCTCAGGTTGCAGACCGCCGTCCCCTTCGGGAGGTATTTGAGTTCGATGTCGCGGGTGAGGTTGCCAATCAGGATGACTTTGTTGAATGAGGCCATGAGATTATGAGTAGGTTAATGCGTGTTCAGACTCCATCGTGCGACGCTTATCTGACAGACGTGTCAGCCACTTTGGTGTCTGTCGCTTGACAATACCAACCCCCTGCCCGCCTGCAATCTCAAAACCCGTTCTGCGCGCCATTTCGAGCGCCACCACGAACGAATCCCAGAGGTCAGGCGACCGGCCCATGCGCTCCTTAGTCTTGTTCTTGGGCTCAACGTCGATCAACCCGGTACGTGCGATTCCCCACTCGCGCATCGCGCCTTCCTCGGCCACTTCGCGGGGCAGCTTCCGCAGCTGCTTGGATTCAATCAGCAGGCGCGACGAGTACCACAGCGCGGTGACCATTTTGCCGTAAGCCTCGCGTTCAGTCTTCGGATCGCCCTTGCGCACCGGGCGGTCGCTTGGCTTACCACCGAACTCGATCGGGACAACCTCTGGCGACCACAGGCGGGCGAACGCCGACATCAGGGTGCCGCGCCCCGTGGAGTCAAACCCCACGCGCTCCGGCGGGATGTTGCGCTGCTTGCAGTACAGCAGGACGTACTCGGCAATCTGCTCCTCGGCCTGCTGGGCTTTGATGGCCGTGACCGGGATAACAATCGGCGCCTCGCTGAATGCTAGCACGATGCGCCCCGACGAATCTGGCCCGAAAGTCAGGTCAGTCATTACGCAGCGATCGCCGCCGACACCCGAGTACGCCGCGTCGATGCCGATGATCCTGGTCAGCTTGTCAGAGCGTTCCCACACAGGGTCGTCGAACGCTTGGTTCTGCTCGCACAGGGACATGGTGACTACGCGCCTGGTGCCGCCATCGCGGGGCAGGAGCCCCAGGTTCATCATCGAGAACTGCAACGAGTCCCGGCCGTAGTAGTCCAAGTCCGCCTGAATCTGCTCCGGCGTGATGATACCCTTGTACGGGTTGGTGCCCTTGGGGAACTTCGCGTTCGGCGTGTCGTATCCACACAGCTGGACGGCCACACCACCGGGCGCCCGCGTTCTCCAGGTGCGCGTCTTTTCGAGGTACTCAAGGCCCTCCCAGCCACCGATCGACGGGTGAGGCTCACAGACCACGCCCAACGCGTCGTTGCGGTCCTTGGGGTTGCCCATCGCGATCAGCTTGAACACCGGGTTCTTGCGGAGGTTGGCGACGGAATCCAGAAAGCCGCGCCCCATCAGCGACGCTTCATCCGCGATCAGCATGACGCGGTCGTTCTTCAAGCCGACGTAGTTCGACAGACCCACAAACGTGCCTCCGACCTTGCACGCCACACCGATGATACCGTCACGGAAGTCCTGCGCCTCGGCATCTTCATCTGAACTGGTCAGGATGAACCGGCTCTCGATCACGCGCCCAGGGAGCCATTCCCGCTTGGCCTTGGCCTTGTTGTGCAACTCCTTGATCGAGCCCCAGATGCGCAGCTGGAGACCTTCACGGGTCGTCGATGACATGATGATCGAGGTACCCGTTGGGTAGATGTAGAACGTGCAGAGTCCGAACGCAGCGGAGTCGTAGGTCTTGCCTGAGGATCCCGGCCCCATGATGCCGACCTCCTGGTTCTCGACGAACGTCTGGATCAGAAGGTCCGACCAGTCGTGCCAGTCGAAGTGCGGCCAGAGCGCAGTCATGGCTTGCCGGAAGTGGTAGTATTTGCCGCGCCCGTACTTCACGCCGGCGTGCATGATGTACCCATCTTTGCGCACCATCTCAGCCTCGATCAGAAAGCGGTCTTTTGTACGCCACGGTATGGACAAGTAATCGGGGCTTTCATTCATCTTGCGGGAATCCTGCGATGGCCTTTCAATCGGTTCAAGCGTCATGGTCGCAGAAAAAAATCGCATCGTTGATGGCCTCCTCACCGCTGAAGGTGGGGTGGATAGCGGTTTTTCGCCCTCACTCATTCAGCCCAACCAGCTGGCCTGGGCGGTCAACACGACGGTGCGCGGCGGGTTCCCGAAAGCGCGGCCGGGAATCTGGGTGAAGAATCTGACGTTCGATGATCCGACCGTCGTTTACAACGGTGGGTACTACAACGCGGCGGTCCAAAAGGCGTTTGAAAAAGGCCAGTTCCAAGGATGCGGCACCTACATTGCCGACGACACTGACCCGTTTCTGTTTGCGTCCATCGGTGGCAAGGTCTTTCAGATTGACATCAACGGAGGGTTCAAGGTCACCGACCTGACTCCGATCAATTTCACGTTTCAGGTACTGACTCGCGGCCGGGTTTCCAATGTCGCAACCTACGTTTGCGGCGTTCCGCACGGGTTGTCGCCAGGCATGGTTGTCCGGCTTCCTGAACCTCCAGGTGCGTTCTTCACGGAAGGTTTCTTCGGAGATTTTATCGTGGAGACCGTCCCGAGCCCCACGACGTTCACGACGTACTCACCGGGTATCGACGCTGGCCCGCTGCTTGGTCCTTTGTTCAGCGCCTACCAGATGGCGACCAACGATCCGCAGGCGTCGCACGTCTACTTTCAGCAGGCAGAGAACTGGCTGGTTATTCAGGATCGCCAGAACCAGCCGTATCTCTACAACGGTTCAACCTTGCGGCGCGCAACTGGCGAAGAAGTCCCCGTCGGCGGCCCAATGGCCTACGGCAAGGGGCGCCTCTGGGTCGCGAACGGTTCAGAATACTACGGCGGTGACTTGGTCTACGGCGATCCGGGCTACGGGCGCGACAGCGTCATTCGCTTCACGGAAAACACGTTCCTGAATGAAGGCGGCGCTTTTGCAGTCTCCAACGGACCGATCACCGGACTGGCGTTTGCCGCCAACCTGGACACGTCGCTGGGAGACGGCGACCTGCTGGTCTTCACGCCCACCGCGACCTATGCGTTCAACGCGCCGGTCGATCGGGATGTTTGGAAGGATCTCGATTATCCGATCCAGCGATTCGCCCTGCTGAACTTTGGATCGTTCAACCAAGAGTCCATCGTTGCGGTCAACGGCGACCTGATTTTCCGGGCGCAGGACGGCATCCGATCGTTGATCTACGCTCGCCGCGATTTCACCGAGTTCGGCAACACGCCGATCAGCCGGCAGGTCGTGCGGGCGCTGGCCTACGACACAGAGTTCTACCTGACAGCTGCTAGCGCGGTGAACTTCGACAACCGGATGCTGATGACCATCCAGCCGCGTAAGATCAACAACCGTGGTATCGTCCATGGTGGTCTTGTCGTGATGGATTTCGATCTCGTCTCGGGCATGGGCCGGAAGCTGCCGCCGGCATGGGAAGGCATCTGGACGGGCGTTGACGTGTTTCAAATGGTCACGGTTCGAGTGAAGCGCACTGAGCGGTGCTTCATGTTTGGATTGAACCAGGACTACATCGGTCTCTACGAGGTCACCAAGAACGGTCAGTTCGACTTCGACGGGTTTGATGATGCGCCGATCGACTGGACCATCGAGACGCGCTCGCTGACTTTCGCAGAGCCCACCAACAAAAAGCGCCTGGTGAGTGCCGAGCAGTGGTATGACCAGGTGATGGGCGAGATTGAATCCAAGGTCTACTTCAAGGCGAACGAAGGCGAGTGCTGGCAGCCGTGGGCCGAGTTCAAGGACTGCGCCAAGTACCGCAACTGCGAGCCAGGTGAGATTTCCTGCCCTCCGGCGGTGATCAACTGCCAGGAGGTCAAATACTACCAGCCGCCTACGCGCTCGCGCATTGCCCTGCCGCAACCCCCGGACAAGTGCGACGTGCAGACCGGTGGGTTCACCAGGGATGGCTATGAGTTCCAACTCCGCTACGTCAACACGGGCCGGTTCCGCCTCAAGCGCGTGGCAATGGTTGCTCAGCGCCTTCAGGAGGATATTTACGGCGACCTCAGTCGCGTCGCCTGTCCGCTACTCTCAGCATAAAATGCCTTCCTCAAACCCAGTCGATTACGGTGCCGATCCCTGCGGGCTGCGCAACAGCGCCTGGGCGATCAACGAGTGCTTGATTGCGGCCGGCCGATGCGATTTTCCCGTCGGCACGTTTCTGCTGGGATCGAGTCCGGGAGCGAAGATTACCAGCCGATTTAGAATCGGAGGGGTCGCAAGTTTTACGACAGCTACACCGCACGGCTTAGTCGTCGGAGAGAAGATCACCCTGTACGGATTCAGTGACGGAACCTTCAACGGAACCGGTGCTGCCCAGTTCGGCTTCCGTGTCGATGCCGTTGTAAACCCAACGACATTCAATGCGACCGTTCCGGGGCCTAACTCGGGCCTCGTTGTCGAAGACGGATGGATCAATCTGATCGGCGGTGGATACACATCTTCGATCGTGATCGGGTATGCGCCCGTGATCGACAACGTCGCGTTCACTGGCAAAGGCGCCGGCAAGACGATCCTGAAGTTTGCTGACCACACCTCCACGAAAAGAGGGGACACTTTCGGCTTCAACATCCAGATGCTGAAGACCCTCGGGAATTACCTTGGAAGCGGTGTGGTTGGCGCTCCAGGTGCGTATGCAGGGGTTCCAGTGAACGGCGTGAACTGCAAGAACACGCTGATCGAAGGCATCACGTTCGACGGCAACTACGCCAACAACTCGGTCGCGGATATCCAGATCGTTTCGGTGCAACGCACCAACGGGGTTAACACGTACAACACGGCGTATCCCCATTTTATCCAGCCCTCCGCAACGCCGGGATACGTGCCGCCAGTTGTTCCCGCTCCGTACACGAACGTAAGCACGATCTCGCAGTACATCAGCAACGTGATCACGGCAGGCCCCGGTAACGACGCGACGTTCGTCGGGTTTGGGCAGGTCGTAAATATCACGCCAATGTCGTTCCAACGGGACCTGCGCGTGGTGCTAACACAGGGTCGTATCAACCAGTTTGGATACGCAATCTACACCAAGCATCCGCAATGGAATTTTGGATTTACGATCGGTGACACGATCACGGTGACCGGCTACTCCAATGCCGCGTTGAACGGCACATTCGTTGTTGCCGGATTCCTTTCTGCGCAGGAGGTCTACTGCCTCAATGCTGGCGCGGCGACGATGTTTTCAATGATCGGTTACGAGCGGTTTACTAACGTCGCCACCTACGACACTGTGCTTGTTCACCCGTTCCTGCCTGGAGACACGTTGGTCATTTCAGGGTTCGCTGACCCGACGCTGAACGGCACGTTTGTCGTCACTGGAGTGCCGTCTCCAAACCAATTCAGCTGCGCCAATGCTGGGCCAGACACGGGGGTCATAGCAGATTCTGGATCGGCCTACGAGGTGATCAACGAGAACGCTCGCGCCTGGAGCGCACCGAACGTCCCGTTGACTCTACAGACCAGCGCCGGCGTCAACTCTTCCTACACAGTCGCTGGAACCAACCTTGTCGGAGAAAACGCGCTGATCCAGAACAACCAGTTCTACGACTTCGGCGTGGGTGTCGCGGATGCGGAGACGTTCCTGGTCAAATCGTTCCTGCCGATGAACGTGAACGACCTGACGGCAGGCGCCAAGGTTCTCAACAACGACTTCAGTTACCAGGGGCGCAACTCGATCCAGAGCACGCTGTATCCCGGCAACGCTGAAGCCAACACTCAGTGCGCGATTGGCGGCTATTCGAGCTTGGTGAACCCGATCAACGTAGTGTCCAGGTCAGCTGGAGTGGCGACCTACACCTGCGTGATGAAACACACCTTGCGGGTGGGAGATGTCGTACAGGTCAGCGCATTCTCAAACCCCACCTTCAACGGTGTTCTGACCATTATTTCGACTCCAGACGCATTTCGGTTCACAGCAAACACAGGTGGCCCGGACGTGCTCCCCGGCCTCTACCTCGACGGCCAGGTGATCATGCTCCGCAGCCAGCGGATCTTCGCCTCGGAGTGCGAGTTCAAATACAACCGCGTCCAAGGTGGCCCTGACGTGGTCAACCAGCAGAGCCCAGTCCATGCGATCACGGCCCGCGAAACCAGCGGGATGGACGTGAGCTACAACAACTTCGACGGCTTCCGGGGCACCTGTTTCTACGTCGATTCGTTCCAGCACAAGGGCACCCATATCCATCACAACTCGGCGCTGAACGTCTCAGCGTTCATCTCGCTGGTGGTTCAAGATTGGTTCACGCTGATCGCTTCTACAGGGGCGGTGAACCCAGAGACCTATTCGACGTTCATCGCGGCTCACAAGGATATGCTGATCGAGAACAACGACGTTCTCTTGACCGGCCCCGATTCCTGGTTTTACCAGACCGCGTTCGCGCCGTTGGATGCGGTGTTCTTGGTCAACAACCACGACGTGAACAAGTCCATCTGGTATTACCCGACGGACTACCAGATCCCGATCACGGCCGCATCTCGCGCTGCCAACATCTCGACGTTCACGACGGCATCGCCTCACGAACTCCAGGTGGGTATGACCATATCGACAGTCGGAGTCACCGACGGTACGTTTAACGGCGTCTTCACCGTTGCTAGTACGCCTTCACCCACGACATTTACGGTCGCCAACCCCGGCGGTGTTACATCGACCTCAGGAGGATTCCTTGGCATCAACAGCCCGATCCGGTTCCCATGGGAGATCCGCCCCATCGGATACCGCCGGACCGGTGGCGTTGCCACGTACACCACGGACAAGGCTCACCAGCTGGTGCTTGGCGCTCACGCGACGGTCGAAGGACTCAGCAACGCCTCGTTCAACGATGAGGTGATCGTGACCGGCACGCCGACACTCTACACCTTCACCTGCGCAAGCCCCGGACCAGACGTGCCGTTTACCTCTGAGACCGGCAATTTCTTCCGGTACGTCGATAACATCCAGATCGGCTGCAACACGGTTAGGCGCCTGAGTGGAAACAGCTTGGTCGTAAACAACGGCGGCCGGTTTGGCCCGTCATTCCTCCAGGGGCGTCCTACGCGCTGCGTTGCCCCGCTGGAGCAGTTCTTCTATTTCGATTGTCCCGAGGGCTGTTTGGCGCTTGAATGCGACCCAGGCCCGTGTAAGCCCAACGACTACGTTTACCGCATCTAGCCATGCCTGAGATCAACCTTACCGCCGGCGTGCTGCCGCCGCCCGCCTGCTTCGCATCCGAGCAGGATCGCTTGGACGCCTACGCGGCCGCCATGATTGCGCAGTTTGCGACCTCTCCGGAATGGGCAGCAAACGCTGTGGCACCAGCCAATCTCAACCTCTACTGGTTGCGTCTTGATGCCAATGGAAACCCGGTCGAAGTCCTGAAGTACAACACGACGGCACCGGCTGGCTGGGCACGGCTCACAACTCAGTTCACCTATGGTGTCGGAGGCGGTGCTGCCAACGTCTACACCGTGACGCTTTCACCGGCGTCGCCCGGAGTGAATCAAGCCTATCGAACCGGCGCGACCTACGCGTTCGGAGCGGCCTCTGCGAACACCGGAGCTAGCACGCTTTCAGTCGATGGACTGGCGGCCAAGGCGATCACCAAGTACGGCACCGTGCCGCTTGTGGCCAACGACATGGTGAACGGCCAGATGTGCGTTGTGGTCTACGACGGCACGCGTTTCCAGCTGCTGAATCCTGGCCTGAATATCGGCCCGGCGGCCTTCGCACCTGGAACGGATCGCCAGTTTCTGCGGACGAACTCGACCCCGGCATCGGTCTGGGAGTCGGGCTACATTACGCCAGTGGCGAACTATCAGGCGATTCCGGCGGCGGGATCGTCAGTCACGTTCTCGCACGGTCTGGGCGTGGATCCGCTCACCTGGGACATCGGAATTATCTGCACGGACGCAGCTGGCAATGCGACGTATGCTCTGAACGATTACATTTCGGTCGGAAGCATTCTGCGCACAGACCTCTCTCAAAGCGATCTGCGCATCACGTCGTATTCCAATGCCACGGTTATCGGCATGGTTCGCAACAACTTCATTTCAGGGATTTACGTGAACGGGAAAACCACCGGTGTCCTAACAGCCATCGACGAAGCCAAATGGAAAGTCATGGCCCGAGCCATTCGCTGACATGAGAAAGACCCTCGCCCAAGCCAAGAACTCTACGATCCCGCAGGCTGTCGGTCTCGCCACCTGCGACGATCGCTTTCTCCAGCTGCTGAACGAGGCTCAAGCGCGCCTGGCAGACATGGGCAAGTGGTGGGGCACTTACAAGAAGCTCCGCGTCTGCGTCACCGCCGGCTGCATCACCTGGCCTCGCGAGGTCAAGACGATCGAGGCGATGAACGTCTGCGGCTACAACATTCCGATCCAAAATCAGTGGTACGAGTTCCAGACGGACGAACGCGCTCCGCGCACCGGGTGCGGCCGTGAGGGATGCGAGCAGGAGCAGCTGCTGGATCGCGGTATGGTCACCCAGTTCCGTGATTCCGTCGGCAACTGCTACATCCGCGTGCAACCCCAGCTGTCGGCCGATGCCGGTAAGCGCGTGCTTCTCCAGGGGCTAGACCCCAACGGTAACCCGATCCGCACGCTGGACGCGGTCACCGGTGAGTACGTCTGGGGCGAGTACGTCACGCTGCCCAACCCGGCCGTGACCGCCTACGTTCAGACGGTCAATCTCTTCAAGCAACCCGGCCTTACCGGTGCCCAGAAGCCGTTGACTCAAGGTAGCCTGACGATCCTGGCGTACAACCCAACGACTCCCCTGCTGACCCAGGTCGCCGTCTGGGGGCCGAGCGAGCAGAACCCGGAGTATCGGCGCACCTACCTGATCGGGATGCCCGAGGTCTGCGGTGGAACCTCCGGGTGCAACGCGGAAGCGCAGAACGACTGCATCGACCACGGCGACGGCTGCGTGCCTCCGGATGAGAACTGCACCAACACGGTGGTCGAAGCCATCGTGCGCCTGGACTTCATTCCCGCAGTCGTGGATTCGGACTGGCTGTTCATCGGCAATCTCCAGGCGATCAAGCACATGATGAAGGCCATCCAGAAGGAGGACCGGAATCAGTACACCGAGGCCGAACGCGAGATTCAGCTGGCCCTGCGGAGCTTGCGCAACGAACTCGAAGCCTACAGCCCGAACGAGCGCACAGTGGTCAACGTGCAGGTCTGGGGGTCGGCAAAGATCCAATACCGTTTCGGAGGGTTCATCTGATGGAGATGGCTCTGGAAAAACCGATGACATGGTTGGAGTTCCTGACCGATTCCGACATCTCACTGGACGACCGTCTGGATCGGTGGGAGGCGTTTGTAGCGGATAAGCCGCAGATCGAATGCCCGCTAAAGCACACGTATCCAGAGGGAATGTACGTGCGGGAAATTTTTGCTCCAGCTGGGTCAATCATCACTAGCCGGATCCATAAGTTCGATCACCCATTCTTCCTGCTTCAAGGAAAGCTAACGGTGATCAGTGAGAACGAGGGTCTGGTAACCTACACAGCGCCGATGTATGGAATCACCCTGCCGCAAACGCGAAGGGCAATTTTGATCCATGAAGACACGGTGTGGGTGACAGTGCACCCAAATCCGCTGAACAAGAAAGATCACGAAGAGATACGAAACGACCTCACCTACATGAGGGATAACAAATACTTACTATGTCTTGGGTAGGAACAGCAATCGCAGCCGGAGTAGCTACTTCCGGCGTTGGAATGGGTCTTCAAGCATCGTCTGCTAGCTCTGCACGTAAGCAGGCGCGGCAGGCGGCAGAAACCCCAGGTCTCGACATTCCAGCAATGGTCGCGGAGTCAGAGCAGCTGGCTCCTCGGACGCGGGAATTGGAAGCGCAGCGAAACGCGTTTGCCCGCGCCCAACTCCTAGAGTCCCTAGGCATTCAGGTGCCGGGATACCAGGAAGCGCAGGCCAAGCGATCCGAGAACGCGCTGGCACTGCTTCGAGGCGAACTGCCGGCCGATGTCGCTGCCCAGGTACAACGACAGGCTGCTGGCCGTGCGGTATCCGGAGGGTTTGCTGGAAGCCAAGCCGCCCGCAATTTGACAGCACGGGATCTCGGTCGCACGTCGCTGGCGTTACAGCAGGCGGGAAATCAGCAGTTCTCCAACATCCTTGGCACAACGCCGTTCGCTCCGGTTGCCAATTACGAGTTCACTCCGCAGGACATCGCTCGCCTACGTGAGTCCGAACGCATCTCGCGCATGAACGCGTTGGCCGGCGTGGCTTCGATGCCGAGTGCTGGTGGTGTTGTTGGACAAGGACTCGGTTCGCTTGGCTCTGGATTGACGAACCTTGGCTTCGCGCAGCTGGGCGCAGAGACTCGCGCCGCTGGCGCTGCTGGTGGAACAGGACTCCCGACCGGCTACGGCCGCGAGGGGCTACTCTAAACGATTATGGCAAACCCCTTCTCAGGACTCGAAAACATCGGGCAGTCGTACCTCGCCGGCGTGCAGCTGGCCAACCAGCGCCAGGCGCGTGAAGAAGCCATTGCGCAGCGGCAGGAAGAAGCGCGGGTGCGCGAGAGGTATTATCAGGACATTATCGGCGAACGGCAGGCCCAGCGTGAGGCGCTACGGCGTCAACGGATGGACCAGTTTGCATCTGTGTTTGGTAAAAACCTCAAACTGACACCAGAGGGAGATGTTGACATTCCTGCCTCTGCATTTGCCCGAGATCGAGCTATTCAGGAAGAGCAACTGGCAAGCGCCGAAGGTGAGCTTGGTGCCCTGTACGGAACTCAAGCGCCGTTGTCACCAGAGATCATTGCAAGTCCAGCCTACCAAACCGGAAAACTTCGCGGCACGGCGAAACGATTGGCCCAAGAAAAGGATCTTACTGCGGCCATGATCCGGCGCGGGTTTATCCCTGTCGATCAAGAGCAGGACCGCGAACTTCCAGACGAAGTCAGAAACCAAATCGAAGACATTTCTACCTCTGACATTTTCTCTGGCGAGGTCCCCGTCACTGCTGCGCCTACTCGCGCCGGAGCACCTATGGGCGGAGGCCAACGAGTGTCGTTTGGTGGAAGACAATATTTTGCACCTACGCCTACGGCCAAGAGGGCGGAGAAGGGTGGCACAGTAAAGTTCACTGGCCCCGGCGGAGAAGAGTATTCGCTTGATGTTTCGCCAGAGGAGGCGCGGTTGAAACTAGCAGCCCGTTTAGCCTCACCAGAAGGCGAACAAGATCCGTATGCCGACATTGATGAAGCCGAGAAAAACCTCCGGAAACTCGCCCGAGGCAAGGACGCTGAGGTAAACGTCTACGAGGATGACCAGGGCAACATCAAGGTTCGCAAGGATGTATTTGGATATTTTGGCGATAGCAATGGCATCACCTTTGAAGAAGCCAAGAAGCAGCTGGAGGTGTTGAGGGAGGACCGTAAGCAAAGACTAAAGGGCATGGAAACGCTGCCCGGACCAGAGGCTGGAATCCAACAGGGAACCAATCGAGTTCAGCCATTGAGGCAACCTCCAGTTACTCTTCAATCAACCATTCCAGGATTGCCTAAGCTACCAGGTCGTTAACACTCACACCATGGGCATCGAGATCGACTTTGGACGCGAGCTTGGCCGGCTAGCGTTCCCGGATGACATTACCGAGGAGCAGGCGCAGAGCTACGCTCGCGAAAATTACCAAGCAATCCGGCAAGGGTTAATCGCTAAGCGCCAAGAGGAGCTAGCAGCTGAAACCGAAGCGGAAGAGAAGGCCAGGTTTCAGTTGGGACAGTACGGCACTGTCGAGACCGTCCTCAACACTCTTTCTGAGTTGCCGCGTGGGGCGTTGGAGGGAATCGGCCAAACTGCGAAAGCCTTTGCCAGAACCTTTGAGGCTGGCGATCCGTTTACCGAGATCCCGGTCGAGCAACAAAAACGCTCAGTCACTCAAAGCCCAATCTTCAAGGCCGGACAAGCTGTTCAAGAGTTCGGGCAGGAAACCTACCCCGGCTTACCCGGAGTGAGAGAAACCGTACCCGCTCAAATAATGGGCGGCATCGGAAGCACGGTTTCTGTACTTCCAGCTGCGGCAATCGCTGGGCCAGCTGGTGCTCTAAGCGGAGGTATTGCATACGGACTTCAAGCAGGTGAATCCGCATTTGATGAGGCTGACACTACGATCAACCGTCGTATTGCCGAAGCACTGGCCAACCAGCAGTACGATGTCGCTGCGGATCTTCAAGATCGCCGTGAGCAGATGAAATATGGGGCGTTTGTCACAACCGCACCCATTGGCACTGTCACCGAGGGATTGTTGGGAGCAGCACCCAAAGTTGTTCAACGCTTTGCTACTGGCGAAATCGGAGGCATTGGAGCACGGCTTGCAGAAAGGTTGGTTCCCAAGTCTGCCAAGTTCCAAAGGAAGTTCCTTGGAGTCACGGGTGCTGAACGTGTCCGTGGCGCTGTCGAGGCGCTGGCAACTGAGGGCGTCCAAGAATCAGCTGAGCAGCTTGGAGGAAACATTGCTGCCGCTGCGGTGTACGATCCGGAACGCGGGTGGCTCGATGGTGTCGCCCAAGCTGGCTTCATTGGATCCATATCTGGAGGTGCTGTTGGCGGTCTCGTTGGTTCGCGCCGGAATGCAAACCTAGGTGATGCTGCGGTCGAAGCCGTCGGAGGCGATCCTACGAATCCTCTGCCGCGTGCTAACGCCACCGTGGCCGGGATCGAAGATACGCAGCAAGAGGGTGAAGCCGAGGTCACCGCCGAAGATGTTCTCAAGATGTCCCAGGAAACTGGGGTCGCTGGTCAGGAAGAAGTCGTTACTCCGACGCCAACGCCTAAGGCTAAACCCGCACCTGGCGCACCTGAAGTTGATGTTGTTCGTTTGGACCAGCTGCGACTGAAAGCCGACGCTGGAACGATCAATCCAGAGGAGCTTGCTGAGCTAACGGTGATGCACCAGAAGATGGGCATCCCGGATCCGGTAGTCGGAAAGGCTCCGGCGCCTGAGCCTCCGCCCACGCAAGCCGCACCTGTCGATACCGAGACCGGCCTGACCGCCGACGAGCAGGACGAACTCGACCAGCTGATCACGGCTGAAGATGCCGGCCTGCTAAGCGAGGAAGGTGCTATCACTCTCGCGGCCTACCGCTCTCGGTTAGGATTTCCCGCTCAACCCCAAGCCCCCACACCCAGTGCCGTTCAAGAACAAGGCCCAGATGAAGGCGTGCTACGCCGAGAAGAACCGCAACCCGCAGTCGAAGTGGAACTGCGACAAGTGGATCAAGGAGGGCGGCCTGCCGAAGTCGGAGGGGCCGAAGCCGAAGTCACCCCGGAAGAAGTCCAGCAAGTAAAGGCGGAGGTGGTGCCGGCGCCTGCCCCTGCAACCCCAGCTGCGCAATCCGCGAAGCTCCCGAAGAATCTCGCCGGCGCTAGGCCGCGTTACAGCATCTCGTTTGATACCTACCTGCCGAGATTCGACAGCGACTTTGATCTCGCTGCGTACATCGTGACGCAGACAAAAAAGTCCAAGAACGATGCGGATTACTTGAACTGGGCAGTCGAGCGTTCTGGAATGACTCCGGAGCAGGTCCGTCAACACGGGCTTAAGGTTC